GTAATTTAAATGTCTAAATGCCCCTCCTACTATGACGCATATGTCAGGACTAGCGCAGTATTTCCAGCCACTTTGCAATATCAGTATTAGACACAACCGGTATCTGTAAAGAACTCACCAGCGAAAGTGCCGCTGCTAAATCCTCAGGACGATGCCAAGGTGCGTTCGCGTTCTCTTCCCTCCATTCGATAATATCCGCTTTAGCATTCGCTAACGACATCAGTTTATCACGTTCACTCAACACTGACCATTCTTTAATCATTTTTACCCACCAATGCATGTCAAAACAATATGCTCCACTAACCAGCGCAACGAACAGGTGTCCTGAAACGTCCAATCCAAGACGCTTCAGTACATCAGCCCGTCGGTGTATGAAATCCGTGTTCAACCTATACTGTGTTGACAGTCTTCTTAATCCTACAAATCTGCATAATGATACATCAGGAACAATATCTTCACCATAACTGCGTCGCATGACGACACCAAACTTCATCGCCCAAGAAGGATCGTAGATTATCTTCCTAGGTTCTTCCTTAAATGCGCCTTTCCACATCAAATATAAGATTACCCCATTTCCATCCAAAACCATTCTCTCTTTTGAACTGTAGCGTAACATTAACGTCTGCGACGAAAATTTAAAATCATCATATCCTGTTAAAGTCTCTTCACCAATCCAAACCGTTGCAACATTACTCAGGGCTAAGACTTCATGTATCTTCTTTTTCTTATTTGAATTACATTTGTTTGTTAGATAGAAAAGATCTACTCTGGGCTTACCGCTTCTGTGTTCCAATCCATCAACTCTACTTATATGTAAATATTCCAGTAGGCTCTTTTTCAGCATCTTCCCTCGAGCGGCTCCATGGAAATTCTGAACTAATCTAATGCAATCTGAGTGTTCAACTACCAAATCCCTTGCCGTTGGAATATGTGACCTATCTACATGTGAGAAACCTTCTAATCTCATTATTGACCTTAATTCATACATCGTTGTTGGCGCACTTGGCTGGGGAACAAGCATGCTAGTAAATACTCCCACAGGGGCACGACTACCGGCAGGAATTCTATACTTTACACATGCTAAGGCTAACCAATCCCTATTGTACAACGCTATACACGCGCCCATTGCATCTTCATTTTGAGTTACAATTTCCCATTCTTCTGGCGTTCTACCCGTCTTATCCGACCTAACATCCCAAATTAGCATATGTTCCAAACCATCACCGTCCAACTTTAATTCTCGTAATTGTCCTGGATGAGTAATCATTGACTTATAACAAATTATGTTTGGCGCGGGCGACACTGGACTTATTGGATCAATGCAGATCCATTTCACTCTATTAAAACGTGCTAGATCTTTGTGTCTAAATTTCATTACCGTACGCAAATCTCCACTACCTACATAGTATACTACATCTGCACTAAACAGCATGTAATCTAACAGTGAAACTAACTTTTCATCTGTTGGTAAATCGTTCAAGTAAGGTTCATATACTGCTGAATCTATACCAATTGCTGGAGGGCTTGGAGGTAATCCATATATTGTATGTCGCCTTGGATCCGCCATCATAAGCGTTTCGGCTTCGCATCCATGAAATTCCGTTGCGAACTTCATTGTCCATCCTCTCAACAGGTTTCCAAATCTTTTACGTAGGTGCATGCGATCCACTCCAATTTTTATTTCAAAATCTTTTGATAAAGAATCCTTTGGGTAATTGTTTGGGAAGCTAATATCCTGAGGCGCCGGCCCATCCATTAAGTTGACAATCTGTCCGCGTCGAGATACGAAGATAAAACAAAACGCACGTAGCTGTCTCAAAGTCCATCGTGTTAAATGTCCCGTAACATAAACATCAGTATTATATTGCCCTATAATTCTCCATAAATGATTTAGATCTTCTTTACCACTTAATTTAATCACTGGTAAGTAAACATTAGCCAGTTGTGTCTCGAAACCCCTAGCGACATGGATTACCGCGTGAGCAGCAGACATTTTTAAC